CTGACAAATTTAATAGTCTTCCAGATGGAATAAAAAAGGCTATTGGAATTATTACAATTGTTGTAGGTGGTTTAGGACCCCTATTCTTAATGACATTTGGTTTGATTGCAAACGCAGTTGCAAACTCAGTTAAGGGAATACAGTTTTTAAGAAAAGGATATCAGCAATTATCTGCGGGATCTAGTGATGCAGCATTAAAAACTCAATACCTATCACAAGAAGAACTAGAAAATATATCTATTAGCAATGCCTTGTACTCTAAGCACCAACAATTGTCTGCAGCATACCAATTAGAAGCAGCAGCGCTTACATCTTTGACAAGTGTTTATAGAGGTGCCTCTGCAGCGATGGGTGGTTTTGCAGGACAAAACCCAGGATTGTTTATGCCTGGTAAGGGTGGTATGCCAAGAAAGTTTGCAGACGGAACAACTTCAGTACCAGGTCCAAGAGGAGCAGGAGATGTAGTTCCATCTATGCTATCTCCTGGAGAAGCAGTTATTCCAGCAAAGCAGTCACAAAAGTATTCAGGATTTATTAGTCAAATAATTAAAGATAGGGTTCCAGGTTTTGCTAAGGGATTGTTCCCATCATTTGGTGCAGCAGCAACTGTTGGAAAGGGTATTCCACTATCATCAGGACCTGCAGCATTTCGTGATGCACAGCAGGCAAGGTATGCAGCAAGAGATGCTGCTCGTAGAGGACTATCTTCAAATGTTGCACCTGTTGTTCCAATTTCTTCAGGACTTTCAGGAATTAGATATTCTACTGAAGGATCTAAGGTTCGTGTTTCAGTAGGAGATGAATCATTCTTAATTCCAGCAGGAAAACTTGATAACTTTAAGAAAAAACTTAAAGAAAATGAAGATTGGATGGTTGCTAATAAACGAACAGATAATACAGAACAAGAACTACTTCGTACAATTAAAAGAAAAGGCCTTGGAGGAAAAGAAGTTTCTCCTAGCGCTATTTATTCAAGACTTCCTAAGTTTAGCAATGCAAGAAATAGCCAACAGAATCAAGACATTGCAGATAAAAGATTTAAAGCACTACTTAAATCAAAGAATCCACACTTAATAAAACTACAAAATTATTTGGTAAATGAAGAAAAAGTTTATCTTGAAAAGGTTTTAGGGCAGGATGTTGCTAAATCATTAAAGGGTTGGGACGTTAATAAATTAACTCCAAGCCATATTAGAGAAGTTAGATCACAAAACCGTAAACCAGAAGACTGGGCAGCAAATAAAATTGCAAGAGACTGGGGATGGTTTAACTCTGGTTTAAGAGGAACAAAGTTTGGAAATGTAAAAGGTGGTCATCCATTAAGCAAAAAACAAGCCCAAGAAGTTTTAGATGATTTAAACCTAAGAGATTTTTCAAAACTTCCTAATGAAAAGAAGGCTCTCCGTGCTGCATTAGAATATAGACTAAATAGACAGCCATCATATTATGATGACTTTATCTTTACAGATAATGCAATGATGAAGGTTAAGCCAACTATGAATTTGGCTAATGGAATTGTTTCAGTACCTGGACCAAAGGGTGCTGGAGATATTCAACCAGCAATGCTTTCTCCAGGAGAATCTGTAATTCCTGCAAAACAATCTGCTAAATACATGCCACTTATTCAGTCAATGGTTGCTGATAAAGTTCCAGGGTATCAAAATTCAAACGTTAGTCCATTCTCTGGAACACCAGCACCAGCAGGGTATAAATATAATTCATCTGGTATTTTAGTTCCAACTTCTACAACAAGTTCAGTTGGAACTGGTACTAGTACTGCTACTTCAAGATCAACAAGTAAAATTGAAAGAGCAATGGATAAGTTTACTACTCAAATAAGTAAGGCAACTCCAAGAGTTGCACAACTTGCAAACACTGTAACTAAAACTACACAAGCATTTGGAACAGATAAGACTCGTGGATTCCGTGGGTTTGTCAGCGGATATGGAAATGTATCACAAACAATTACAGGAGAAGACGGAACCACAAGAGCAGCAACTGCAGCAGAACGCAAAAATATGCGTCAAATGAATAGAATGAATTTTACACAAAAAATGGCACCAATGCAGATGGCTGGAATGATGATTCCAATGGTTGCTGGAATGGTTGCTCAAAAAAATCCAGATGGTGCAGTAGCAAAAAACATGGATGCAATTATGATGTTATCTATGTTGACTATGCTTTTGCCAATGCTTAATAGTCCACTTAAACTGCTTGCTGCAACTGCCGTTGGATTAATTGCGGTATTTAAGATGCAGGCAGCAGCAATTAAAAAGAATATTATTGAAGGACAAAAAGAAGCAGAGTCAATGACCATGACAACCAAGAGACTTGAAGAACTTGGTAAGATTACTGGAAGAGTTTCTATTACTCAGGTCGCACAAGCAAAAAGAGCAGGAAGAAATACAGACATAGTTCCAGTTAGTATGGAATTTGGAAATAATATTATTTCAAATAGTGATTTTGGTAAAAACCTTAAATCATCATTTGAATCTGCTATGACAACATTGGGATCTGGTGCTGCTGTAGATTCATTAGTAAATCAACTAGGAACAGCCGTATCACAAGGAGTTCTTGATAGAGGTCAAGCAGAATCAATTGCTGTTGCATTAACTAGAAACCTTAAAGATGCAAAACTTGAACTTGATGTTAGGGGAAGATTAATACAACTTCTTGGGCCTAATGGAGAAAATATTTTTAACAATCCATTACAGGTTCAACTTGATTTAATTGCTTCTGGAGAAAGACTTCAAGACGCTGCTCTTAAAAATTTAAATTTAGTTGCAAAACAAGAAAGTGGAATTAATAAAGGCGAAGCATTACAACTAGGAGCAGGCGCGGTTGGCGGTGGATATATTGCAGCAAGAGCAGGAGTTCAAGCAGCAAATATGGTTCAATTTGGAAGTAACGCAGCATCGATTGCTAAGGCTCAAATGTCAATGGTTAAAGCAACTAGTGAAATAGGCAAAATTGGAAAGGCTTTGACGGTTATCAAAGCAGTAAGAACTGCTGGGCAAGTTGGTTCTCTTGCAACTACGGCTACTGGAGTTGGTGCAGCACCAGGATTAATTGGACTTGCAGTATCAACAGTAATCTTTGGTGGTATTGAAACAGCAATTAGACAATGGCAAAAAGGAAAAGAAAAAGAAGCAATAGGAAAATCAGCAGGAATGTTACAAGGAATAATCTCACAAAATGTTGCTGCTTCACAAGCAAGCATAGATGCATTAACATCTCAATATGATTCTGCTATTATAAATCTTGAAATTAAAAAGAAAACATTAAAAACAGAAAAAGAACGTACTGAAATAGATAATCAAATTGCTGACTTAGAGACTAAAAAACAGTCTGGATTAGTAACACTAAGAAAAAAGCAATCAGAAATGGTAAAAAGTGCTGCAGATTCATACGATCAAGTTTCTGGCCCATCATTTCTTGAAAACATTACTCCATGGGGTTCTGGCCGTGGAGAAGTTCGTGATAAATATATGGAAGCATTTAAAACTGGAATGGAAGATAAGTTTAAGGATGACCCTATACTGAAATCACAGGCTGTGATGCTTCAATCACAACTTGATGAACTTGGAGACGATAAGGTAACTCTTGAAATTTCAACACTAGTTACATCTGATATTCTTACATCAAATGAAGCGTCAGTACTTGTAAATACTTTAGCGGGTACTGGCGGAGATATTGAAAAAAGACTAGAAGCAATGATTAAGGTTCAGGGGTTAGATGGACTTCAAAGACTTTCTACAATTTTAACAATGATTCCAAATGAAAACAATCAAAGACAAATTGTATTTGCTATGAAGCATATGGATAAGGCTGAAGGCGATCAAGTAATGTCTGCCATTGAACAACTTGGAGTTATTCCAGATTATATTGGTATTGACTTAAATATTGAAACCCAAAAGAATGACATCGTAGATCTTAAGGCTCGTGGAAAAGAAATTGATGCATTAAAGAAAAAATTCCCTAATGGAGAAATAAACCTTGAGGCGCTTGTTAAAATGCAAGAAGAAGCAGGTGGTGTAGGAAAAAATCTAACACTTGATGCTGCAATTACTCAATGGACAGCAATATCAAAACTTCCAAAAGAATTACAGTTCCAGGCAATGATTACAATTGGATCTATTTCAGAAAGTGATAGTTTTGATAAGATACTTGACAGAGAACTTACCACTGCGTTTTATGCAAAAAACCCTGATTTGTATATGAGTTTTGTTGATCCTAAGAGAGAAGCAGCAAAATATGCAGCACTTAAAGCATTTAAAGAAGATGCAGATAATATTGCAGCAGCCACTTCTAAATACTTTGCAAAGGTTGCTCCACAATTATTTCCTACTGCAATTGTAGATGACTCTAAAGATGGTGGACCAACATCAAAAACTGGAGATGGTCCAAAAAGAGATGACTCATTTCTTAATGATCTTGCTCAAAAACTTAAGTTAGTTAAAGAAAGTTCTTTTAATGCCCTTAAACCACTTGATTCATTGAAAAAGTTTTTAAGACCAGAAGATGAAACAAGAAACAATTTCCTTGAAAAACAACAAGGTGCCATAAAGGAGATGGAGGCAGCAGCATCAGAGGCTGGGATAACAATAGATAAACAATTTATGGAAATTATTCGTGGACTAGATGCAGAGCAGTTTGCTCTTCAGTCAAAGGTGTTATTTAACTTTGGAGATGACGGTAGTATTACTGGATTAAAAGAAAGATTTAAAATAATTAATGAAGGATATCAACAACTTACTATAGCAACATTTATTGATAATCTTCGTGAAGAAAATAGAGAAATAGAAGTTCAGATAAAAGCATATGATATTTTAAAAAAGCAAGGTTGGGAAAATATAGAAATCCAAACAATTCTGGCTGACAAAACTATGGCTGCAAAAATTGCTGCTGCGGGTGAGATGTCAGGATATTCACAAGAAAATGAAGAGGTTATTGAACAACTAAGAATAATCATAAACCAAAATCAAAAACTTGCAGAGCAAAAACTTGATGGAAACATTAATGATCTTGAAAAACAAGTTGAAGCATATAAAAAACTAACTGCTGCTGGAGTAAAACAAGAAGTTATTCTTGAAATATTAAAAGATAAAGCAAATGCCTTTGCTATTGCAAACTCACCTGGTAAAGTTGCGGATCAGTTTGGAAACCTAATTGGAGAAACAAAGAAGTATCTTGATCTTCTTAAACTTATTGAAGAACAAACAAAAACCTTTGAGCAAAAAACTCAGGAAGCCATTGATGCAAATGTTACTGCACTTGATTTACAAGCCAGAACACTACAAAATCAATTTGATATAAAAAACTTTAAATTAAAAGCAGACATTGTTGTTGCAGAAGATGCTGTTCAAAAGGTCAATGATGATATTCAAAAACAACAAGACAAGATTGATAAGATTAATTTTGAACTTAAGTACGATTCAAGGATTGGTCAAAACCTTCTTGATGATATTCAAGAAAACATTAATGATACTCAAAGAAAAATGGAGTTTGATTTTGATAGACCATTACAGGCACTATCTGATAGATCGGGTGTATTGTCAAATGACTTAACACTAATTGACAAGGCTGCAGAAGCAATTAATCAGAAGTATGATGCTCAAGAAAAGGCTCTACAAACAATATCCGAACTTAATCAAGACATTGCTGCACAAGAAAAAAATCGTATTTCTCTTGCTGATGCCCTGTCTCAAGGTGACATTTCAGCAGCAGCACAACTAGCAAATGAAATGCGTTCTACTGCAGCAGAAGCAGCAAACCGTAAATCTGGAGAATTCATCGCTGCAGCAAGAAAGGCTGAAACCGATAGTCTAGTATCGGCAAGCGGTATGACAAGGCTACAAATTGAAGCAGAACAGTTTAGAATTTCTCAAGAATCTTATGCACTTGAACAACAAAGAAAAGTTGTACAGGCACAGGTCCTTGAATTAGAAGATAAAGTTTATAATATAACGGAGTTAAGAGAAGCAAGACTTCTAGAGATTAGAAATATTGAAACAGTTATTGATGGAATTAGACAAGGACAACTTGCTAAAGCAGAAGAAGAACTAGATAAACTTCAAAAACGATTTGATGCTGAACAAAAAATACTTGATGCTGCACTTCTTAAAATTGAAGAACAGAAACTAAAGTGGGATGAAGTACAAATTAAACTTGATGCCTATAAGGGTGCACTAGTAGTGGCCAATGGTGAGTTAAAGACGATGGAACAACTTTTAATCGCAATTGCTGCAGCAATGTCACAAATTAAAAGTCCTCAATATTCACCAACAAGTCCATTTATTCCACCACCAACGAAAGATACAAAAGAAGCAGAAGATGCAGCAAAGAAAGCAACAGATAAAGCAAATAAGGCAGCAGATGAAACTGATGCAGCAACCAAAAAATCAGAAGAAGAATTTGCAGCACAACAAGCAGCACAAGCAAAGGCTGATGCTGAAGCAGCAGTAACAAGAGCAGCATTAAAGAAAACAATGGATGATCTAAAGAAAGCAATTGCAGACGCAGCAAAATCAGGAGATCCAGCATCTAAAGCGTATATGGATAAACAAAAAGCAGAAGATGCAAGACTTGCTGCGGTTGAAAAACAAAGACTACAGAATGAAGCAAAAGCAGCAGGCTATACAGCAAGAGGTTACTCCTCTGGTGGAATGGTTACAAAATATATGGCATATGGTGGAATGGTAAAAATTCCTAGAGCAGAGCCAGCACCTCCACAGAGAATGAACATGGGTGGAATGGTTATGCCTAAATATTTTGCTGTAGGCGGAATGTCAAGAGGAACAGATACGGTTCCAGCAATGCTTACACCTGGAGAATTTGTAATGACTAAGTATGCAGTTAACTCCTACGGTGTTGATACCATGAAGGCTATTAATAGCGGATCATATGATGGTGAAAAGGTGTATAATTATAACCTAAACGTTAATGTTAAATCTGATGCAAATCCAGAGGATATTGCAAGAGTCGTTATGACACAAATTAGACAAGTTGACTCACAGAGAATTAGGACACAAAGGGGCTAAATGGCTACAGCAGGGTATTTAATAGGCAGACGTAGGTATCAACGCCCCCAGGCCCTGTTGTGGTCTGAGAACCCTGGTACGCTCTCTAATGGGGTATACCTGCCCACTGGCTATGAAGTACAAGGTAACTTTGATGCATCAACAGATGCAGATTTAATTAATCAATTTCTCATTCTGTCAGACCATAATCGCGGGGAATTAAATTTTACACCAACAAGAATAGAACAAAGACAAAGAACTATTAATGGTCGTATGCGTTCATATCATATAGCAGATAAACTAACAATGTCTGTTTCCTGGAATAACTTGCCATCAAGGGCATACTATCAGGATGCAGGGTTTTTATCTACTGGTTTGTCCCCTGACAAAAATACAACTGGAGAGTTTACAGCAGATGGTGGAGCAGGAGGAGTAGAACTCCTTGACTGGTATGAAAACCATACAGGCCCATTTTGGATGTTTATGGCATATGATAAATACTCAAACTTTGGTAAGGATGATGCAGATTATACACATCTTGCACAATACAATCAAATCATGCAAGTTTATATTACAGACTTTACTTATTCTATTGTAAAGCGTGGCGGAGGAACCCATGATCTTTGGAATATTTCGGTAACACTGGAAGAGGTCTAAATGTTTGTAAGTGATGTATTAAAGACACACCTAGAAACATCTTCAACAATAAATCTTCAGTCATTGGTTTTGGCTGAATGGAATATGAATATGCCAGATAACATCTATAAACTGGGTAATTATAGATATAGACCTTTGGGATCAGATGTGCAATTTAGAACATTGCCTATAACTTTTGATAATCTAGATGCTGGAAACTATTATACTGGTGCAACAGATGCAGATATAGTTATTGATGGTGGATATACAAATTTAGATGTGCCACAACTTTTTACATCAATTAAAGAAAAAGTTAAAATGCTTTATTCTTTAGAGGATTGTGTAAAACCTTTTAGACCTAGATCTGGAATAAACAAAGCCTCATATTTTAATAAAAGATATCTTGCAAACTCTGGAGCATCAATGACTCTTAGACCAAGATACTATATGCCATCACGAGATGATGAGTTTAAGTATTGGTCATCATTTAGAACTGAGGATAATCTTGAGAGAGGGGTTGCAAAAAATATATCAAACTCTCTTAACTATATTGACGATGCAGTTCCTTTTGTTGTTTATAAGGAAAATGTTCCAGCAAATAGACTTATTGTAAAAATGCAAACAAATGTTGGAACGATAGACCTTGGTCCTTTTACTACTCAATCTGGCACATTGGAAGATCCACTTTATGGTACTGCAAATAAAACAACTCCACTTATATGGAAGATTCAATATTTAAAAGATAATAACTGGATTGATGCTTATTCATTTAATGAAAACTCTATTAGAGATGACGGCACAGCCATTATCCCAGAAGACGGCTATGTTGAATTAGAATATGGATTAAAAATTCCAGATGAATATAGGTCAACATTTACTTTTGCAGAAAGATTGGCCTCAGATTCATTACTTCCAGAATCATCATTAGACGGATACGCATATCTTGTAGTTGAAAATGAAAATGAACGTGGATTGTTTTATATTTGGGATGGACCAAATCAGGAGTATAATACTTTTGTTCCAGAGTACGATTGGTATCTTGGTTCTGGAGTATTAAATAGTTCAACAAGTCTTGTTACAGATCTTACAAGCCCAGACTTTTTTACAAACGATGCCAATAACTCAACCACATACAGAGAGTTTGCCTACGTTCGTGGTATTAGAGTTGTTGTAGAAACAATGAATAAGTTTGATTCTACTTTTGATTTAATTGAAATTTCACCCAGACTTGTTGTAAATGTTTCAGACAAAGTTATAGATTTTAATATAAAAAAGATTTTGTCAGATGTCGGTACAACTTCTTTGCCAGTAGGACAACTCCTTGCATCAACTGGATCTCTGTCTTTATTTGATGACGATCAAGCATTTAATGAAAATAATACTAACAGTATTGTTTCTGACTATATTAGAAAAAACATTAAATTTCTTTTTTATGAATCAATTTTTGATGTTGAGGGAGATGAATACTCGGTTCCTATTAAAACCTTATACTCAGAAGGATTTCCACAGGCAGATGTTACCGCAGCAACACTTTCTTTAGAGTTAAGAGATTTTTATTTCTTTTTAGAATCAATGCCTGCCCCAAGACTTTTAACAACACAAACATCTTTAAGTTATGCAGTCTCTCTTTTACTTGACTATATTGGTTTTAGTAACTATACATTTAAAAGAGTTGATGGAGAAAATGATCCAATAATTCCGTATTTTTTTATTGCCCCAGATCAAAACGTTGCAGAGGTTTTAAATCAACTAGCAGTATCAACACAAACTGCAATGTTTTTTGATGAATATAATAATTTTGTAGTAATGAGCAAAGACTATCTTATGCCTAGTTTAACACAAAGAACAACAGACTTTATTCTTTCTGGATCAAATAATCAAACAGACTCTGGTGTAATAGAAAATGCTACATCTGGAAACCTTCCAAATATTTTATCTATTGCATCACAAGATAAAAAAGTTTATAATGATGGAAAAATTAACTATACAACCAGATATATTCAAAGATCTTATGGATCAATAAAACAGTCAACAATGATTGATAAAGAAAAAACATGGATATACAAACCATCACTTTTGTGGGAAGTTGCTGGAACAGACTCAACAAAAACAATAAATGAACTAGCATCAAAACAGGGAAGTTATGTGCTTGGTGCCATGCCATTAAATTCAAACATTCCTTCTGTAGCCCCAACCGTTTCAGGAAATATTGTAATAGACAATATAATAGATCTTGGAGAAAATATTTATTGGCTAACAAGATATAACGGATACCTGTATTCTAATGGCGAGATTATTAGATACGATGCAGCAGAGTTTAATATAACGGGTATTGGCAATGTTTTTATTAGCAGTAATCAAGAATATCAAAAATATTTTGCATCTCTCCCATTTAATGGAAAAATATATCCAACTGGGCTAATAAGAATATATTCAGTTCCATACTATGAAACAGTTGATGGAATAACCAGACTGCAAAACGGAGCAGTTGTAGAACATGGACGTGGCCAATTTGGAACAAAAATAACAGATCATTATTCTGGAATTAATACTTATTGGACAAACAACGATAATGTGCGTGGGATTAATATGAAAAGCCAATACCTTTTTACAACCCAGTTAGATGAAGATATAACCCTACCAGCAACAACAACTGGTGCTGCAGGAGTAAGTAATACAATTGCAGGACAGTCAACAAGAAACAGCATAATTAAAAACTTTATGGCAACAAGTAATTTAACAGATACAGAAATTAACAGTTTACCAGCAACTAAAACTGGAACAATTCAATCATCTGCATTAGTTTTTAATGGACCAGCATTTAAAACCACTGAAACACCGCTTAATTTTGTTTCATATGTTTATAAAAATTTAGACAATGCATACAAACATTTTGGAACAAGGATGCGTATTATTGGAAAAATTGAAAATAATTCTACAAGAGGTCAAACACCAAATGGAAGTATTCCCTATTATCAAGTTACTGGAAGTCAACCAGATCAAAACGTAAGTATTGGCGGAGGTTCTGGAGGTCTTGGAATTTTATTAAATCCAGTAACAAATAACGGATATTATTTTGAAATAATTGCATTAACTGAAAACAATATTAGTTCTTATTTAAAATTAGATAAAGATAACAAGGCAGAATTTTCAATTAATAATGTTGTTTTTTATAAAATTAAAAAAGACTCTTCTAACACAGATGCGATACCAGTTAAACTTTGGGGTGGTTTAACAAAAATACTTGTAGATGACGGTAAATTTTCTGGACAACAAAGACTGGCTGGTGAAGAAAACTCAACGGTATATGATTTATCAGTAGAGTATGAAGATATTGGGAAAATAAGAAGATTCTATCTATACATCAATAATCAACTTATTAAGGTTGTAGATGACACAGACCCGCTTCCTATATATAATAATATGGCCCTATTTGTCCGTGGATCATCTAAATGCATGTTTGAGAATATTTATTCTTTATCAAAAAATTACAGCAAAGATACATCCTTTGTTGTAGGAGACACATTATTTAGTGCATTTGGTAACTCTGAAATTAATGTTAATGAATCATTTAGAAAATATGCTATGAGCGGTGTTGTGCAATCAACTTATCTATCTGGTATAAGTTCTCAACAGCCACCAGAGTATAATCTATATTTTGAAGAGTTTGGCTCAATCATGCGTGAATGTGCTTATTTTGATATTAAATATGATCGTGCTTATCCTGCACTTTATGCAAAATTATCACCAACATTTAATAATATAAAAGGATATACAACATCAGGGTTTTACGCAAACTCTTATGGTGCTGAATTTTTAATTTTTAATTCAACAGATAAAGCATTAAATCTAGATGAAACAACTGGAAACTTTTTAAGAATTCAAGGGGTCACTTTTACACAAGACACAACCCATGAATTAACAGTAGACGAATTCTTTAAAAAACGTGGCAACTTGTCAGACCCAGAGTTAGTAGGTAGCACTCTTACATATTCTCCATTAGTTGAAAAATTAAAGTATGATGAAATTAAACTAAGTAGATTGACATATGGAAAAAATGAATTTAGCATTGATAGCATATACATACAAACACAAGACGATGCAGAAGCCATGATGAACTGGATTATAAACAAAGTTATGGTTCCTAAAAAATCTATTGGAATTAATTTGTTTAGCATCCCAACTCTGCAACTTGGGGATATCGTAACGGTAGACTATAAAGATTCATCAGGACTTAATTTAGTTACATCAGATTCTTTAAGGTTTGTTATTTATAATATAGAGTATGCTAGGTCTGGTTCTGGACCAAGCATGACAGTATATTTGAGTGAGGTATAAAATGAATAAAAGTGGAACTACAGGAACAAGTAATGTTACACCAATGGGAGTGATAGTTGATGATGGCTCTTCTGGTGGCTACATGGTTTCTGCTACACCAACAACTCCATCTGTAAACTCTGTTTCAAATCAAGCACAGCCAAGTCCAACAAAAACAGCACCAATAGATACAATATTGTTTAATGATGACTCAATGTCTATTGAAATAATGACTGATTTAATCTTTGAAGATATTGGGGGGCACGAATTAATAAATATTGCTAGAAATGACATTATTAATGGGCAGGAAATATCTTATACCCCAATTAAAAACCTTGGATTGCTTCAACAAAGATATAATCCAAATAACATCCTTGGATTACAGGCAACTTCTGAAAAATACTTTGCTAATTTTGCTATCAAGTTTGAAGAAAAAGTACCAACAGAAGGTAATGGATTAAACGGGACAAACATATATTTTGATGAAACAACAGGAGATCTAATTATTGAAGGTGTTAATATAAACAAAGATGAACTATTTGAAGTTGAGGTATCGTTAAATGGTACAATATATGAAGCGAACTTTGGAGCAACTACATCATGATAACTAATAAAGGCAAGAGCATTATTGGAAAGTATATGCTTGGCCAAGCACCTGCCTATGCCTCATACTTAGCGGTTGGGTGTGGCCCAATACCGCTTCAAACAGAAGACGTTGCTGATAACTTTGCAGAAAAAGAAAATCTTGACTTTGAAATGTTTAGAGTTCCTATATCTTCTAGAGGTTTTGTAAATGAAAACGGTATAGATAAAATTGTACTTACCGCAGAACTACCAACAGAAGAAAGGTATGAAATAACAGAGGTAGGCCTGTACTCTGCAGGCTCTAACCCTTCTGCTGGCGCACAAGACAGTAAGACGGTTTTTGCATTTACTCAAGGAGAAAACTGGGAGCACCACACATCTTCCGCTTCAGTAGCAATCCCAATAGTTTCCGTACCACTAGATTCCAATGATGACGATATAATAAATGCAGCAGGAACAGAAAGTGGTGTATTTCAAACCAACGCAGATAATTCTATTTTTTATAACACAGAACGCCTTGCAAGATATGAAAGAGCAAGGTTTTTAAATAATACAATTCTAATTAAAGGAAATGATTCAGATTTAAGTTTAGATGGTGGAGGCTCTGGAGGAGTTGACAACTTAGTTGTTGATTCTGGAAATCATATACATCTTGCTTCTCCAAGTGTTGATTTTTCACAAAACTCTCCAGTAGATGAATTAAGGCTTGCTTTTTCTTTAGTAAACAGAGATGGAGATTCAGCAACAAGTCCAGATACGATAAGAATCTTAATTGACTTTGCAGCAACCGATAGTAACAATCCAGCAACATATGCTAGGTTTGAAATCAACATTGAAGATGGTGTTGATGGATATGACTTTGCAACAAACAGATATTTTGTTGTTTCAAAACAATTACAGGAATTATACAAAAGTCAAGACTTTACATGGAATGCAGTTACTGTTGTAAAAATTTACTGCAGTATATTTGATGATGCAGTAAGCGGTGGATTATTACCAGTTTCTGACTATTACATAGCCCTTGATGCACTAAGACTTGAAAACATAGCAACAGTTAATCCTCTATATGGTTTAACTGGATACTCTGTTATTAAAAATGATGATGCCACAACTATTGTTAAGTCTCCTAATACAAACAACTATGTTGAGTTTAGATTTTCTGTTGGGGTAACATAATGGTTGATTCAAACATAAAGAAGTTACGAATCTTAAAGTCATCACTACCGCCAATTGATCATGATACATTAAAATACAATCTAAGGTATCGGGTTATCTCTGATGATAGAAACAGAACGTCTCACTGGTCCCCAGTTTACAATATTTCTGGAGAGTCTATAGAGTCAGTTAGTGGGGCAGTATCTAAAACGGCAAACGTTGTTACGGCTGTATGGGGAGACGCAAATAATTTTCCAGAATACGACATATTTGTTAAATTTGACTCAGATGCTTTTTTCTATCACGGTACATCAAAAGTACACTCATATTCATTTTTAAAAACTGGTACTACAACGGTTAGAGTAAAGGTTCAAATAGTTTCATCAAAAAAAGAAATTAAGGCAGCACTAAATATCTTTGACTCTGGCTCAGTGTCTTTGGTATAATTAAATAGGAGGAATAACATGGCAAGACTATCATTACCAGAAAGAGGGCAACCCCTTGATGTAACATACATCTATCAAATAGTAGATGCTTTAAATGTTTTATCAACACAGGTTTCCGATGCAACCTATAACTATACTGATATTGATGTAGTTGGAGCAGAAAAAAAGAGTTTAAAAACCTCTGATACAAAATTTGTTGGCAAGTTTAAGTCAATTGCGAGTAACGAAACCGTAACCGCGGGGCAAGAAAAATCTTTTTCTATTGATTATTCTAACTTTAAGTTTCCACCAATTGTGACTCTATCAATTGTAAATACCAGCGGAACTACGGCTGGATCTAATACTACAGTAGTTTTAACATCCGTATCAACTACACAGGCTGTATTTACAGTAAGGTACGGTGTTTCTGGAACTGCAACCATTGGCGTAAATCTTATTGCTATTGGTGTTCCAGATTAGCATGTCTTGTGAAAGATGCAAAGGAAAAATGTTTGTTGATAGAATACATTCAAACATAGACCATTTAGAAACATATTGTGTTAAGTGTGGAAATAGAAAATTTTATCATCCACCTACCGAGTCTGCGGAGGGAAAATGGTTACTGCAAAAGGAAAAATTCAGAGCGAAGCATACAATAGCGAACCTGTAATTTCTGGCGGTAAAAAAATATGGTTTCTTAATGGAGACCTGGTAAGGCTTCATCATAGTTCTAGATCAACAGGAATGGTAACTGTTTATAATATTAACAAGGATAGACTAGAGACATGCCTGCGTTCTGACTTTAGAAGAAATAGAAAAAAGGCTTACACTGTTGCAGAGACTGCTAAGTTAGTTAATCGGCATAGAAAATATATGCCAAGATTAATAAAACGAGGAGTCATTCCTGCACCTGTTGGATCAAGCATTGATGGAAAAACTGGTTGGCAAATTAGATCTTATTATTCAGAAGATCAGGTTAAAGAGATTTGTGCTATACTTGCAACTATACATATTGGACAACCAAGAAAAGATAAATTAATAACAAACAACATGACTCCTACAAGCCAAGAGTTGACAAGGCGAATGGGAGACGGTATACTTACATATACAAAGACAGAGGATGGGCGATTTATTCCAGTGTGGAGTGAATCTATTTAATTATTGAATGGGTGGATAATGGAAAACGATAATACAAAGGTATCTGTAACACTTGG